TGAAGTAGACAAAATCAGCAAAACTGAACATGGACGCGAAATTATTGGTATTTTAACACATTTATTAGATAGCACACAAAATGATTGTTTTCAAGACAAGTATTTTAGTGGAATAGACCTGGATTTGTCAAAGGCACTCTTTATTTTATCCTACAATGATCCTGAATTAATTGATCGAGTTTTGTTGGATCGCATTCATCGTATTAAATTCAATAATCTTTCTCTCGAAGATAAAATAGTTATTTCTGATAAATATCTATTGCCAGAAATATACAAAAAAATGGGATTGGAGAATATGATTTTATTTGAGGAAGGTGTTATAAAATGTATTATTGAAGAATATACTTGTGAAGCCGGGGTTCGTAAATTAAAAGAATTATTGTTTGAAATCATTTCTGAAATTAATTTGGAGATTTTAAAAAATAATTGTGTTGTGAATTTTCCAATTTTAATAACGAAAAATGATGTGACGCTCAACTATTTGAAAGACCGTGTTTCTATTACGACTTATAAAATTCATACTGAAAATCGCATTGGAATTATCAATGGGCTATGGGCGAATTCTGCAGGAATGGGAGGTGTATTGCCTATTGAAATTCAAGCATTTCCTACTTGTTTGGGTGGTGATGATGTTGCCTCTGGTGGCGGTAGTTGTGGAAGATTCTTGGAACTAAAATTGACGGGTTCTCTTGGTGATGTAATGAAAGAATCTGTCCAAGTTGCGTTAACAATGGCGTGGAATTTAACAGATAAAAATACACAACAAGTATTATCGCATAAATATAATAAATATGGCATACATATTCATTGTGGGGATTGTTCTACTCCGAAAGACGGACCTTCTGCGTTGTCTACTATTTGTGTATTGATTTATAGTTTATTAAATGAGAGAAAAATCAAACATTATTTTGGAATAACGGGTGAAATGGATATGGGTGGAACTATACGCAAGATTGGTGGATTGGATTTGAAGATACTTGGAGGAATTAAAGCCGGAATTACTGAATTCATTTTCCCGTTTGAAAATCAATATTGTTTTGATAAATTTATGGAAAAAAACCGAGAGAATAGTGTGATTAAAAATATTAGATTTCATTCAGTGAAACATATAAAGGAAGTATTTGAATTAATATTGGAATGAATTGATGTGTTATTCGGAAGATGTGATTGCTATTGCTTATTTCAATGACATATTCTAATTTTATTTGCAAGAAAAAAGTTGATTAGTTAGATTAGTTAGGTTTAGGTTACAAGAAAATCTATGTTTTACTTTTCTCTCTTGTTCTTTCTTTTGGTTCTTCCGAATGGTTTATTTCAACCCTTGACTATCCCTGATTTCAATGAATTCGTTGACCAATATTTCGGCTGTATTATAATAACATATTAATAAGTAGTGTGCCATTTCTTGGTCGTTCCTTACATCGTATCTTCCTTCTTGATCATTTTGGTCAGCGTGATCTATATTTAACGTCATAGCGTCACAACAATATAGATATATTGAAACGCGATGATTTTCTATGATCCCTGAATTTACTATAAATTCACTTAATGATGAAGAGACCGCTATGACTTTGTCATAAAATATCTCACTCAATTCGCGTGAGTCTTCATATTCAGTGAAAGCGTCTTGATGCAGAATTTGAACCATCTCTGAATAATTGTCACGGATCCATTCACATAGTACCGTATCCAGCGTAAGTATTGTTTCAGGATAAAGTTCGTGAGTTATTTTTCCAAACTTTATTCTTATGTCTTCTGTTATTTCCAGTTTTCCTTGAATAAATTCTCGGTTCTGATAAAAAGGTAGAACTTGTCGAGCTTGTTGTTGTTGTTGTTGTTGTTGTTGTTGAGCCATTGTTGGTGAGTGTTGTTAGTTGAGTTGAGAGTTTGTTATTTGGTAAAAAGCATTTCATTTTTTTGCAGTTATGTGGTTGGTTGTTGCAGGAAAAAAGTTCCATTATTATTAAATTACATTGAAAATTAAGTCTGAAAATTAAGTCTGAAAATTAAGTCTGAAAATTAACTGGCAAAGATTATACTTTGACTAATGTGAGATAAAGACGTTCTTGGTATAACTCTCTTGTCTTTAAATATGACAGATGAATTAATAATCTCGATTTGTCTTCCAATTGGGCGGAATTCCGTGGCTTCTTCGCTTTCCGGTCTTGTTGAAAATGTGATTTTTCCGTCGTGTTCATCTTTATTGGCAAATAATCCTGTTTCAACGCTGTAGATTGGTTCAGAAACAATTCTTGCAAGAATGCACTCTTTTATTCCTGCGAATGGAATCAATACAATGTCTCCAACATTCATATTTTCAATGAATTTTTTGTCTTGTGATTTGGCTTCTGCGTTATACAATCCTGTTTGAATATTGTTTTTACATTCCTCCGTAATATGCCCAAAAGGACAAGATACAAAATGTTGTGAAAGAATAATTTCACGCATTTGTGCTTGATTTGTGTTGACATATGGATTTTGACGAAGAGACCAATACTGTTGATTCATTTTAATGATTATGTAAATGCTTTGTGATTGTTGTTATTTGGTAAAAAGCATTTCAATTTTTTTAATGTCGTTGAAAAAGTAATTCTATATTATTATTTGTTGGTTAAGAATTCAATAAAAAAAGGGTTTTCCTTTTTTTGTTTTTGTGTTTTTTTGTGGTTTTTTTCGCTTGTTTCTGTTGTTTTGTGGTTTTTTTCTCTTGTTTCTGTTGTTTTGTGGTTTTTTCTGTTGTTTCTGTTGTTTTGTGGTTTTTTTCGCTTGTTTCTGTTGTTTTGTCTTGTTTTGAAAGCCAGTCAGTCGTCCTCGTCCTCGTAAACATTTATTTCAAAAATGTTGGTTCACCTTGTTCTTCTGGAAATTGTTCGTCCAAATTTAATTCGTGAAATGCTCCGGTATAGTCGTTCTCCGAATTGATTGTTTGAATGTATCTTTGAAATGATTCGAGTCGGTCAATTGCGTCTTGTGGCAGAGTGTGGTCCCAGGTGCATCCGAATTGATAGTATATCAATCTTTCAGTATCAAAATTGTAATGATACGTATGTCCTGCGCGGCTGATTAATTGGAATTTTCGAAAAATGCGAGATTCGAAATCGAAATCGTGGGATAATCTTCCAACATAATCAAATTCACCAGTATCAGCATTTAATTCGTAGATTGAACGAATTGCTGAATGAGAAGACTTGTGCTTTTCGTCGTGAGTAAGTTGATAATATTGTTTCCCCTGAAACATAATTATTTCCATTTTCGTTGGGTTTGGTTGTGCTTGCATCGTAATAGGTATGAATGTGTTAATGTCAAAAAAGCATTTCAATTTTTTTGTTTTTCAATTATTTTTGCGATTACTAAAAATTTCTTAGTGTGTTGTTAATGATTTTCGCCCAAAACGCTCCTTTTACACCTTTTTACATTTTAAACGCCGATTTTTATGTTAAGTTGTTTATATTTTTAATAATTAATAATGGAAATATTTGTAATTAAAGAATAACCATAATAAAACATATGTGTAATATCTTCACCAGTATCATTATCAATAACTTTGGCATAACCTATATGATACACAACACTGCCATCTAATAATTTATCTTTTGTAACTAAAACTTTTACTTCATTAATATATCCATTTCCATTACAACATTCAATTAATTCCATTTGTTTTTTTAAGTCAGCAACTAATTCGTCAAAACAATTATGATAAATTAGCGTTTCTTTACATAATCCCTGTTCGTCAAATTGTTCTAATATATTAATTTTATTGTTTTGGACTTTGGATATATCAATATACAATTTATTATCACCATAGCATTTGTAATACTCAATATTATTATCTTTAAAATATTTTTTTATATTTGACCCAATTGTAAAAACGAAACCATAGTGGTTTTTATTAATAACAGAACAATCTGCAATACGAATAACTTGTGTCATTTTGGTATATATTTATGTATTATAATATAACGAAAACTTATTTCAATTTTTTTTAAATTAATTTTATGAAAAAATAATTACAAATATTTTTTATATGGTTTAGAACTATATAAAAATCGGCGTTTGAAATGTAAAAAGGTGTAATTCTTTATATATTCTCGTATAAATATTAATCAATAATTATAATACAATGGAAAAACAATTATTGATTAATCAATTCAAATTAGATAAGCATATATTATTTCTTATAAAAGATTATACATTTGAAACCATATGTGTTCGTGACAAGCTTCGTCGTTATAAAGAGAGAAATAACTCTTATTTGTATGAAAGAATCGATGTAAAAACTTGTATATTTGAAATGGCAGAACGCAATGAAATTATTGAAATGCCAATTGCATTTTATGGGAATATAGACAACGAGTATGATAAAATGGCATCACATTTGAATGATTGTTGGTTAGCAGTAGAAGAAGAGATTGCTTTTTTGTGGAACAAATATGCGATTCAACGAGAAAAAACGTTTGAAAATAAAGAGATTAATTTAAATCATTTGAGAGACAATGAAATCGAACATCTCTTGATAAATGCGTCAATATATGATGCTGCTTCTTGGAAAAAATGTCGTCATAATATACTTAGTTATGTTGATGAGTTTGATATTGAACTTGTTTCATTTAAAGAAAATTATTTTATGTGTGTTGAAGGACGCGACATTTATATGCCATTTTTTTTAGAAGATGGTTCACTTACAATGTGTAGAAAAGGTATATTAGATGAAGACAATGATACGATTTTGCACGATAGACATAGTTGGTGGAAAGAAATCTGTTTATCATCTGGGGAAATATGTTCTATAAATCCGACAACAAATGCAATATATAAATATTGGTCTTATAAAAAGTCAAATATTATTGGTGCATTGTATAATAATGAAATAGTATTGTTTTGATATGCGAGAGAAAAAAGAAAAAAGTGTTGGTTAGGTTAGTTAGTAAAAGTTAAGTTAAGTTAAGTGAATCAAAATCTATAATCTACATTTCTGGGCTAAAGTATGAATTTCTCTCTACAAAACTACTGGTTTCACAAATCAAACGATGGTTCAAATGTTCCAACTCTTGATTTTTCTTTTCTACTTCTTCAACTTCTTCGACGTATGTCTTCAATTCTTCAACGCACGATTTCAGTAGTAGTCCTCGTGTCTTGACTTCTTCTTTAGCGTCTTTTAGTTCTTGGTCTTTTGTCTCAAAATCTTCCTGTAATTCTTTCAGTTCTTGGTATGTTGTATCAAGCTCTTCTTGTATGTTGCCAAGTTCTTCTTGTATGTTCTTAAGTTTTTGGTCTTTTTCCTGAAGTTTTTCACAGTTGACTTCAATAACATATTTTAAACTGAACAAAGTTCGGTCATGATGAAGCGTAGCTTCATTTAAAGTTGAGGCAGTTAAAAGACTCGTCTTGAGTTCTTGGTCTTTTGTCTTGAGGATTTCTTGTAACTCTTTCAGTTGTTCTTTCATCTCTTCTAGTTCGTGGTCTTTTTCCTTGAGTTCTTGGTCTTTTGTCTGCAGTTGTTCTTTCATCTGTGATAGTTCTTGGTCTTTTGATTCAAGTTGTTCACGCAAGTGCTTGTTTTCTTTTTCAAGATTCTTGAATGGAATAACCATTTTTTTGAAAACATATTGTAAGAAAGCTAGTCCATTATCTTTAAGATGCACCCGATTCTGAAACAAAGTATTTCCTGAATGTGAAGAACACATAACTTGAATGAAATCAGTAAACATTTGTGGAAAAATCAAATTTCCGTCTTTGGTTGGATCTGGATGATTATATGTTTGCATATTTTGAAAAAGGTTATTGCAGTTGTTTACATTCCGATCATAATATCGTGATTCAGTGCAATCTTTCTTGAATGTAATTTTTGTATGAGAACCATCGGGATTGTGTGCGTTCGATACAACATTGATAGTAATAGGGATAAATTCCATTGTCTTTAATTTGGTGCTTGTTTTGTGTATGAAATAAGCATTTCACTTTTTATTGATTTCATATCAAATCTTGAATCACTAAAAAATTGTAAGAGAATGTAACCAGCGAAGATTAAGGTAATATCAATTTTTGCGTTTTTTACTTTTGCGTTTTTTACTTTTGCATTTTCTACTTTTGCGTTTTTTTCTACCACCATATGCCACATCTTTTATCATAAAAGGAATATTTGTATTTAACTCAAATGTAGTTGTTTCTTTTGTATAAAAATCAATTGCAAAAATATCGTGAGTATTTATTAAATTTCTTACATTATCAATAGGGTTCGTGACATCATTAAGTGGATTAGATGTTACATTATATTCATATCTATTATCACAATTTTGTGGATCTATAAATATTATCGAGTTATTTTTTGTTCTATATAACACTATTGCGTGAGAATATTGTTTATTATTTCTATTAAAATGAAATACTATTGGAGTTCCGTGTTCTGGTAATAAATATGTTGTAATAAAAAGTATCATATCATTAATTAATTCAGTTTCAGTTGCTAATACATTTACTAAAAAACGGCGATTACCAATAATTTGTCTTCCAAAATAATTAGTAAGATAATCTATAATATAAGTTTGGTTAATTCCCTTTCTATTACGACTACAATATTCTCTTGATAATAATGATGCGGTTTTATATGTTATTAAACCTAAAAAAAATAAACTATGTGGAGAACAATCGTGTATTGTATTTAACTCACATAATGAATAATAATCATTTAAATGAGTTTCTCCAATTTTGGATTGGACTAAATATTGTCCAGGATTAACGTGTGCGTGTATTATTGGTATTTCGTTATCACTAAACTCCATAATTTAATTAATTATTTTTATATTGAAATACTTAATGAAATCACTACAATTGTTAAACAAAAGTATTTAAACCTAAACCGATTTAAAGAAGTATAATAATCGCACGACAAAATGGGAATTCCATCTTATTTTTCATACATTGTAAAAAACCACCAAAGAATTATTCAAAAATTAGAGAGAAATAAAAAGCCGAATAATTTTTATTTAGATTGCAATTCAATTATTTACGATGTTATTAATAATGTGGAAAATAATATCGTAGAAACAACAACCTATGCGACTATTATTTCTCTCGTTATCTTGAAAACGGAAGAATATATATTGTTTGTTTCTCCAACAACGAATGTATTTATTGCGTTTGATGGAGTTGCACCATTTGCCAAATTAGAACAACAACGCCAACGCAGATATAAGTCATGGTATCAAAATAAAATTCATGACCAAATCTTTGCATCAGTGTCGGGTTCAACGGATAAGAAATGGAATAGTGCTGCAATCACTCCAGGCACTGAATTTATGAAAGAATTAAATGCCGCATTATATTCTTATTTTAACAAGGCAAGAGCCGAAACATACAATGTGAAGAATTTGTTTGTTTCAGGTAGCAATGAAGTAGGAGAAGGAGAACATAAAATATTTGAATTTATTAGAAAAAATAGCGCGGAGCATCATGAAAGTTCGACTATTATCTATGGACTAGATTCGGACCTTATTATGCTTGCATTAAACCATTTGGTAATAAATCCGAACATTTATTTGTTTAGAGAAGCCCCGCATTTTTCAATGGGTGAATTGGAATCAGGTGAATCGTATTTGATGGATATTGGTGAATTGTCAAAACAAATTGCGATTGAAATGAATGGTGGTTCGGTGGTGGATTATATATTTTTGTGTTTTTTTCTAGGCAATGATTTTATGCCGCATTTTCCGAGTTTAAACATTCGCACAGGAGGGATTGATAAAATGTTGAATGCATACAAGGAGATAAACAACGGTGGAAAGAATATTCATCTCACAGATGGCACCCGTATTTATTGGAAAAATGTGCGCAAGTTGTGTGCTTTTTTAGCGAAACACGAAGAGAAGAATTTGATTCAAGAAGTGGAATTGCGAGATAAAAAAGAAGGAATGTATAAACGATTTGAAGAAAAGACGCCAGAAAATATATTTAAACCAAAGAATTCTTCGTGGTCAATGACTGATGAAGTGAGGAATCCTATGGATTCAAAACTTCAGCAGTTTAAAAAGTTTGAATTGTTGCCGTCATATGAGAGAGAAGTGGAAAAATATATTAATCCTTTACAACCTTATTGGCAAGAACGATATTATGAAACATTGTTTGCATTTAATGGAAAGGACCAAGAGAAAAAACGCGTGGTTTCTCTCAATTATTTAGAAGGATTGGAATGGAATATAAAATATTACACGAGCGCGTGTCCTGATTGGAGATGGAAATACAATTATCATTATCCTCCATTGTTGAATGATTTATTAAAAGAGATGCCTTATTTTGAAACTGGAGCCAAAGAGGTTTTAGCAAGTGCTTTGATTCCAGTAACTGAATTGTTTCAATTATATTATGTTTTGCCCAAACATAGTGCGTATTTATTGCCTGCATATTTGAGAGAGAAAAAAGAAGAAGAAGATGAGGATTATGAATTTATATGGTGTTTTTGTAAATATTTTTGGGAATGTAATGTAATGTTGTCATAAAATAATATGTTTATAATGTATGTACGGAGGAGCAAAAACCGTTGTCTTGCCTAGAGAGCAGCGTTTTAAAATAGACGACAATGTATCTCTCCCATTGTTTGGAGATATTAATTTACATTTGCCTGAATTTTTTGTGATAAAAATGAAAAAAGGATATAAATTAATTTCACCCACAACAAAAACCGGAGCAATTACATCTAGAAATGGAAAAAAAGCATTTAAAATAATTAAAAATGAAAAGAATGAATTGTTTTTGCACGAACCATCTTTTCCGCAAATTCATTTTAATGAATTTAGTAAAAAAGATAGGGATATTATAGAAAAATACTTTCATAAAATACCATCACAACATTCATCCAGCTTACATTCCAAGTCTAAAAGTTCCAAGTCTAAACATTCGTTTGTTGCTCCGTCGTTCATTGTTCCGGCAACCGGGTCACTCGTGTCATCCCTTTCATCAGATAGAACCATGGAACTTGGTCCCAATGTCATATTACCTTCCGGTAAAAAGAAATACAATCTTTATAAAACACAACAAGAAAAAAAAGAGATGAAAATGATGGCTTCTCAGGATACTCGAAGAATAGCGCGTCTTGCCAGAATAGCATCAAAGAAGCAAGGTAAAGGTGCAAGAAAAACTCGTAGAAATAGGAGAATTTAGAAACAATAAATTATAACAAAGACAGAGTTATTATAATTTACGAATGTTTTTTTCGAGAAGAAGTAGAACCTCGTGGTTTTCTTTCTATTTCATATGAGTCAGAAATGAGAGACCGTTGAGAACTACTTCGACTTCTTCTATGAGGAGAAGACAATGAACGAGACGGTCGTATGATAGTATCTGATTCATCACTGAATAATGCTAATCCAGCTTGAAATGATTCGTAATATTGATTGTATATTCTAATAATATTTTCAATTTGTGGAACTGCCTCTAATGGATATATGTCATTTTTTTGTTCAAGTGCATTATGACGAATCGTAACCATTTTTTTAATATGTTGTATTATTTTTGCGTCATCTTCTGTAAAAGGAACTCCACCTTTAAATAGAGTATCAATGAGTCTATAATTTTCTCGAATGGCTTCAAGAGACCAATTAATGGAGACTTTATTTCGAACTTTTCCGACACCACTTAAATCGACAACAACAATATTGATTTCTTTCTTTCGACGACTCTTTTTTCCATATCTTACATAATCGGACATACGTTTTCGTTGTGTAATTTCTTCTTGCATCATTCCTTGACGATTTTGTCCGAGTTCAAATGCTTCTTTTGCTTCAGTGCTATATACACTTCTCATTGGTATGTGGGGAGAAGAAGGAGTATTTATACCTCCTCGCATTTTACGCGTTTTTATTATCTGACCACTATGTTCATAAATCATATAATTGGATTCTTGATTATCTTTCTGTTCATATCCAATCATAGCCAGTTCCATCGCCAAATATCGTTGAAGATTTAATATATATCTCTCTTTACCCACAAGATGAAAAAGCGCATTTTGCATAGAACGAACTAGTGTTTCTCCCTTTATATATTCCATAAAAGTATAATACATAAAAGTATCTTTGCGTTGTATCATTTCACGCGTTTTTGAAAGAAACTCTTCATTTTTTTGATTGGTTTTATTTAATTTATTGGTAAGTATTTGTATAATGTTGATTGCTGTCTGATGAGAAGATGTTTTTTTTAAAACTAAAATATCATCATCAATGAGAGTTGGACATAATGTATCAAAAAAACGTATGGTTCCTGCCGAAATATCTCGATGTGTTTCTATTTCTGAACGGATAGATTTATCAGAAATTTCAAAACCAACTTTTAATAACATGGTATGAACCCCTTTATTGATATTTTTATGATAACTCATATTACGCGAGTAAATAAAAGGCGATATAACTGTTTTTGGTATCGTTAACTTCATCAGAAATGTTCCTAAATGACGATTCACATAAATAATATCTACTTTCTCTAATTTTTCCATAAAAAACGAGAAAAAATTATTTTCAACATTGGCAATTTGTCTCATAATATATAATTGTATTTGTATTTGTATTTATACAAACTGTTGATACCTATTTTTCGACGACGCGTAATTTAGACGGTTTATATCTAACAATATTCTCATTTCGTTCGTTCTTATAATGTAAAAAAAATATATACATATATAATGTCAAAAACAATTATCAGTCAAATAGAATCACGCAAAGCATTTATGACTTTATTGGAACATAATACAGGATTAATTATTTTAAAATTAGGCGCATCCTGGTGTGGTCCTTGCTCCAAAATAGAAAAACCAGTGAATGATTTTTTCGTAACATCACCCGAAGATGTTATTTGCGGAATTATTGACGTAGATGAGAGTTTTGATTTTTATGCTTTTTTAAAAACGAAAAAAATGGTGAATGGAATTCCAGTAGTATTATGTTATAAAAAAGGCAATAATACATTTATTCCAGATGATAGTGTTACAGGGAGTGATTTAGGTGCGTTAGACCTATTTTTTAAAAGGTGCACCGGTCATTTAAAAGATGTGCGGCTACGATTTCCTAAATCACAAGTTGAATCGCGTGTATAAGTTCGTTATACGCTACACATTACAATTCATACAATTG